ACCAACTTGTGCCGCACTACATCGGCGGAAGAAGGCTGATTCTGTATCTGCAAGCCCTTGTAAGCCCTTTGCAGGCATTGAACGATGCCTTTGTCGAATGGGCCAAGGAAACGCGCATAGAAGCCTCTATGACCTCACAGATATTCAAGTTCGAATGGTTTCTCAACAGGAAATTCAGCAGGTATTTTGTCGACCCCAACGACAGGATTGTCATAAGCCACGAAACGACAACGGGCGTTCCTCTGTATTTGCAGTCGGATAATGTCAATGACACGTCTTTGTACAACCAAAACAACGACACCCAAGGCAGCATCAACGACAACCCTGCTTTCTATTTCAGCAACGAGACCATCGTCCCGGTGGCTTACAGTTTCGTCGTTCACGCCCCTTCGACGGACGAATCGTTGATATCACATTCGGAGTACGACAGACAGCTTCGGTACTGGATTGAAAGATACAGGCTTGCAAGCAAGACATACAACATAATCTATCAAGGACAATGAAAGAATTTAGCGCACAGAACGGCGGGCGTTACACATACGCCGACGACCTCATCAACCTTCAGGACCTCTCGCTCTCGTTTGTGAGTATCTATGACGGCTGCGAGAACTTCATCATTTCAGGTTGTGAAGTCTCAGGCTCCACGGTCTCGGAAGGATATGTCTATATCAACAAGAAGATACGCCGTTTCAACGGCGCGACGAGTGTCAGCTTCCCTTGCTTTATCTATGAGAACAACAGTTCCGAGTCGATTGAGTACGTCACCGGCGGCAACAAAGTCGGCAGGAACATATACGGGTGCGCCTTGGCCGCTTCCGTGCCTTCTGGCAATGATCCTCTGACCAACGAGGCAAGACAGTCCATCAGGCTGACCAGTTCTGGCGGTCCTCGTCTTAAGGATGCTTTCTTCGGTGCCAACTGCGTGTTGCTCTCGAAGCAGAACCAATCCATTCTGGGCAATTTGAGCCTTACTGGAAACTTCTCGGCAAGCGGCACGGTCGAGGCCAACGCCGTAACCCTCAAGACATTGAGCATAAAGAATGCCGGAAATTCCGTTGTGGCAACATTCGGAATCGGTTCGAATAACATGTTGTCCTTGACGAACAGCAACGGCAATATTAATATCACCGGGCAGAGCTTCGTTGATATTGGGCCTGCAATCAAAGAGGGTGGCGTTTTGTTGTCGGAAAAGTATGTCTTGAAATCTTCGTTGCCCGATTGGGTATATGGCGACGCGCCCACAGGCGGTATGACCCAATCGCAATGCGATGCCAGATATGCCCGCTTGTCGAACGGCTTGTCACAATTCATCACAGGAGGCAATACCGCACAGGTGTTGTGTGGCCAGATTGGAGCGATGCACCAGACGACAGCCGATAACCGCTATGCTCGTCTGTCGCAATTCCTTGCTGACATGGCGACAACTGATGATTACAAGCGGAAGGTAAGGGAAAACATCGGAGCCGCAGCAGTTGATCACACTCATTCTTTTTCATTAGTTGACACCGGATGGATAGACTTCAACGGAGGAACGATGCACGCCCGTCAATGGGGAAGGATTGTCAGTGTATATGGAACCGTATCGCCAGGAACCGATGGATCACAGGTGTTCCAACTCCCGATTGAAGTTGAAGCGCCAGTGTATGATGTAATTGTTACATTGTGTTACACAGGGAGCAACGCATCCAGGCAGAATGTGGTTGTCATTAAAATCACTGCCGGGACAAAAGTGGCACAAGTGCTGAACAGGTTTGTTTCGGAAAACGTGGTGACAAACAATTTAATAGTATCTTTCAATTACATGGTATAATGTTCAAAGTACACAGAAACCTCTACGATGCCCAGCCGAAAGGCATGGAAGTGAAAAACGAGACTCATGAAGTCAAGAGTGAAAGCGAAGCCGTCGCAACAGAAGAACCTGTCGCAACAAGTGAAACCGAAGAGCCGGTCAAGAAAAGGAAGAAAGCCAAGAAGGAAGAGGTTTGAGGACATCCGGCTCGGCTATCTCATGCGCTATCGTGCGCCGATTGAGTTCGCGCTGATAGTTGATGCTTGCGGGACAAAGGACGCCCCGTCAGCCGACATCATTGAAAAGCTGGCCTACATATCCGAAAACAAGTTCTTCAGGACGGTACAGTTCAGGAGAGCGTTGATAGACTATCGGAAAAACGGCCTGAGAAGCAAGAAGGCTTGGAGTGTTACCCACAAGCCAAAACGCTGATTTTGAAAAGTTTTCGTTGCCCATACAATTATCTGGAAAAAGTGTTACTTTTGCCGGAAATTTGATTCGTATAGTTTCTTTGTTGAATCCGGCAATGTAAACTTAATGGACAAATGTGGCCGTGAGAACCCCGTCAGGCCAAATTCCGACAAAAAGAAAGAACTTTTCGACAAGTATGTGATGCCCAACTACGATTTCGTGAGGAAATTGTGTGAGCGTTACACGGCATCGAGGCAGGATGTCGACGAAAACTTCAACGATGTCCTGCTCAACCTTTTCATCTATATCGAGACATACGACGAGAGCCGCGACCTGAAGACGTGGCTACATGTCGTCACGAAGCGCTATGTGTTCGGCGTAAACAAGAGGCGGATGCAATACGGCAATTCATTACAGGACATCGAAACTGTTTACGGCACGGACTGTGAAGACAAGCCTTGCGAAATGGAATATTGTGACGGCGGCTACCACGACGGCCTGTCAGTGGCCCTCGACCTCATGCCTCAGATACACCGCAAGGCGTTTGAAATGCAAATGTCCGGGTATTCCCTCAAGGAGATTGCGAAGATACTGAACGAATCGGGCGAACTGGAATCGAACAATATCAACACTGTTAAGACCAGGGTGTTCAATGCGAGAAAGTTCCTTCGGAAGCATATCGACAGGGAAGGTAATCTTATTATCGACAGCAACAAAAAATGACAAACTATGGAAGAAGAAAACAAATTGAAGGACGAACCCGTCGTGCAGTTCAAGTCAATTAGCGATGTGGTCGCATTGCAGGTTAAGAATCCGGAAATCGAAGAACCGCTTGCGGAAATCTCAGGCTATGACCTTCGTGTCAGCTTCAACTTCAAATATTTGAAATCGTTGGAAGATGTGGAGATTGCTTCGGCGGCCATCGGCGACTTGTTCAAGCAGATGATGCTTGAGGAATTGTTGGGCAAGCGAAAAACCGAATAACACCGTCCGTCACTATTTGTGAGTAGAAAGGAAAGCGTATGCCAGACAATGAAATCATACCGGTGAGCGAGGCTGAGGTGGTTGCTACCGTTGAAGCAGGTGCCATGTTGCCCAATCCTGTCGGACTTAACGACCGTGAACAGAAGTTCTGCGAGTTGTATGCCGTCGGCAAGGCACCATACGCCGGTAATGCAGTGAAATGCTATGAAGAGGCTTTCGGCTGCGACGATCCATTGTCTGGCATGAAGGCACACATTCTTTTGTCGAGGCATGAGGTGCAGCGATACCTTTCCGAAATCAGCAATCTTGCTTTTGACAAGACGAAGTACATGAAGGAGTTCCTGAACACAACGCTGATGAATATAGCGGATGAAATGGCCACTTGTAATGGCGCCAAAGACAGGAACGGCAACCTGATACCACCTTCGTCATGTCGTGGAGTTGCGGTCAGTGCAATCAAGCTGCTGATGGATCTTAACGGACTCAAGGAAGGCGGTCATGATGCCGAGTTGAAGATAAAGAACGAAAGCGGCGGCAACATCACGTTCAACGTCATAGTCCCCGCAGGCACGAAACAGAAAGAGGAGATTGGCCAATGATGGAGAATGACATCATCGTCGTGATACCGTCGAAGAGATTGTCAGAAATGCGCATGGAGCCTCTGCTGAACCATAAGATGGAAGTGACAGAGCCGGTTTATTCGAAGGAAGGTGGGTTGCTTGGGTGCTGGGCCTCGTTGATTGACGAGACTTTCCTTGGGGAGAAAGAATGGTTTATACCTTACGAATCAATCTTCATAATGAATTAAATAATGGACCTGACTCAAATTATTACAGACTTCATTGTCACAGGAGGTTTTGTCAGCCTCTTTCTTATCACGGAACGCAAGACAGCGGCCTCACTCAAGAACATGCAGATGATTTTCGACACGTTGAAGAAGCAGCATGACGATTTGCAAGTGCGATATGACCGCGAGACCGACAAGGTTGGGAAACTCTACTCTGAAATTGACGAGTTGCACAACAAACTTGATGCTGCGAACACACAGGCTGCCATCGGAAAACTGAAAAGGTGCGACAGAATCATGTGTACGCACAGGCTTCCACCGATGATAGACGAGTGGAAACTTGATTTAATGGATGATAACCAAATTGAAGGAGTATTTAATGAACCAGATGGGCAAAACTAATATCGGTCTTGTCGAATACGCGACAAGACAACTGGGCAGACCTTATTGGTACGGCACATTCGGACAGCTTGCTACTAAGGCCCTGCACGAAGACCGAAAGAAGGCTTATCCGAAGTATTACACTGCAAACGACTTTCCGAGGCAGTACGGCAAAAAAGTCCATGACTGCATAGGGCTTGTCAAGGGCTATTTCTGGACCAAGGATGCCGACTCGACCGAATACGAGTATTGCAAAGTGTTTCCAGACGTGTCTGCCGATGCGCAATACAGACGCTCGACACGGAAGGGCAGCACCATTTCGTCGCTTCCAGAGGAGCCAGGCGTGTTGGTCTTCATGGACGGGCATGTCGGCGTGTATATTGGCGGCGGTTGGGTGATTGAGGCCCGTGGCCACAAGTTCGGCGTTGTCAAGACCAGACTCAAAGACCGTCCTTGGAAACGATGGGCTTACATCGACGAGTTGGAGTACATCAAGGAGAAACCTGATGCCAACGACACAAAGCCGGGCGTAATCACTAACGTAAGCTGCAACATAAAATGACGGGGAAGATAAAGATAGCGTTTGCGGCATTGGCCGCTGCCTGCTTGCTTATTTCGGCAAGTTTCTCCGTTGGTTGGTTGGCGAGAGAGAGACGGATTACGCCGCCTGTGGCCGACACGGTGACGGTTGACCATTGGGACACGACCTATATTCCTTCGCCGCCCGACACGGTGACGGAGGTGTTTACCAAAGTGGTGAAAGTGCCGCTCTATGTTCCAGGAGAAGAAAAGCCCAGCGTTGACTCGACTTGGGCGGTCCTGACATACGAGCAGCACTTTACCCACATTGACAGCGTTTGCGACATCTATCACAGCGGTTACGACTCCAAGATTGATTCTGTCATTGCATACAAGCACCATACTACGCAGATCATCAAGCAGCCCTACGAGGTCTTCAAAACCCCACGGCTGACCGTTGATTTTGGGGTCGGAAACCACCAATGGAATCAACTCGACCCCTATGTCTTTGCACGGGCAACCGTGACTGTTGACAAATGGAAAATAGAGCCTTATGCAGGTTACACCTACTCACAGCAGCCGATGTTCGGCGTGAGCGTGTCGAGAAGTATCGTTTTAGTGAAATAAAAACACGATTTCGGCAAACCTCAAAACGAAGTCTGGCCTATTCAAATAATAAACCAACACTTAAATATTATGCAGTTACACATTAAAGACAGAATCTATTTCCCGAACATCATGCCCAGGACCGGCACGTTTCTGGAGTTCAACTTGAAGAAATCCATTACCCAAAAGGTCGCCATCACCGAGGAAGACAAGGAACGCTTCAACATCAAGACGGACCAAGAGAGAGGGATCATCACCTGGGACAACGAGAAAGACATGGCGGAACCGCTCGAAGTGAGCTTCACCGCCGATGAACTTGATTTCCTGAAGAAGTCTTGTGAGAAACTGACAGAACAGGAGAACACGGACGACTTCTGGACGGTGGTTGAGAAGATTTACAACTCTTTGTAACTTTTTTCATCAATATCTTTAACGAAAGCGTGCCCTGTTAGGTACGCTTTCAATTTGTAGGACAATGGCCAACAGTCTCAGACATCCTGGAAACTTGCAGATAGACTTCGCACCGTCGGAAAGGCAGTACGAGTTGTGGAACTATTTGCAACCAGACCATTGTCCTCACTGCGGAAGCGATGGCAGCATCGAGAATGTCTTTGTCGGGTATGACAGGGAGGGCCATCCTCAATACAAGCCACATTGCAGGGTTTGCGGGACAACCAATCTTCCTCAGACCATCCTGGGAGGTGGTGCAGCCGGTGGCGGTAAGTCATTCATTGGAAGTTGCTGGTTGGTGAGCAGTTGTATGCGGTTCGAGAACATCCGTGCCGTGGTCGCCCGTAAGACCATCAAGTCGCTGAAGGAATCCACGTTCAACACCATCAAGACGGTGATGAAGAGTTGGGGGTTGAAAGAGGGGGAGAACTACAAGATTAACATGCTTGATGGCATTGTGACGTTCTGGAATGATTCCGTCATCATACTGAAAGAATTGGAAGACTTGCCGTCGGACCCGAACTTCGAGAGGCTGGGCTCTTCGGAATACACCATAGCTTTCATAGACGAGGTGAGCGAAATCTGCGAGAAGGCTGTAGAGGTGCTGTCGTCGCGTATCAGATGGAGGGTACACGAGACCTTTAAGACGCCGCGCCTTTTCATGTCAACAAACCCATGTATGACTTGGGTGAGGTCGAGGTTTGTGCAAGACGACGACGGAAATCCGGTGGAATGCAGCGAGACAGATGTGTTCGTTAGGTTCTCGCTATACGACAATCCAGACATCCAATTCAGGCAGATTTACGAGGCAAATCTGAACAAGATTAAGGACAAGGCGACAAGAGAGCGTTTGAAATACGGGAACTGGGATTTCACCGACACGAATGTTTCGGCAGCCTATTGGAACTTCGACGGAGAGAAGCATCTGGTGTCGAACCTGAAGGAGCGCGTCTATGACCCGTTGAAGCCCGCCATCATCTGTTTCGACTTCAATGTTATTCCATACATGGGTTCGCTTTCCGTCCAGATAGACTTTGAGAAGAAGAAGGTGTATGTCCTTGAGGAAATACTTGGCAAGCAGGAAGAGAAGGAGAATAACACTCCGAGACTTTCGATGAAAGTCAGGGACAAGTTTGTCAGGGAGAACCACTTGGGAGGCGTTGTCATTACTGGCGACCCGGCAGGATTGGCCCGCTCGACGCAGACCGAGGCTGGGACAAACAACTTCACCATCATCATGAACAACATGAGGAACACCACCTTGAGGCCGCAGCTCAAACTCCTGAGCAAGCAGCCGCCTGTTGTGACAAGACTTGAGTTTGTCAATGCACTGCTGACAGGGTTTGACGGTTGGAGCATCTTGATTGACATGAGGTGCCGAAGACTGGCCGAGGACATGATCAACCAAAAGAAAAACCCTGACGGCACGAAGAACAAGACCAAGGTGACGGATCCGAAGACAAACACCAAATACGAAAAATACGGGCACTTGTCCGATTGTCTTGATTATGTGCTGTGCTATTTTCTCGGAACCAGTTGGAGCAAGTTCCAGTTGGGAGGAGGAAGCACCGGCATCGAGACGGTCGACGCCCCAGTCTATAACCAATTCGATTTCTAATGTACAGAAGATTTCTCAACAAAAACGATTACAAAGGACTGATTACGGAAACGGCGCTTTCGCAAATGACGAGAGACGACGAAGAGAACTTCATCAATGCAGAGGAAGCTGCCGAGTTCTCAATCATCGAGTACCTGACAGAGAACTATGAGATTGAAAAAGTTCTCGAAGAAGGTAAGAAGATTCTGCCGTACAACAGGCAGATTACCTATCCGGTCGGCAGTTATTTCCTGTACGACGGCTATGTGCGACAGGCTTTGCGCACCATCAATGGCTGTAAAGTGCCTGCTGTATTGGCCTATTGGGAAGAGGTCGTTGTCGACGACGAGGAGAGTGTCCCATTGTATTTGCAGGTAGGCACCTATTATCCCGGCAATGTCGTGAAGTTCGCGAACGCCTGTTTCAAATGCCTCGAACCCAACGGATATGATTTCGGTGACATCCGTGTTCCAGGCACCAACGGATGGGAGGAGGTCAGCAGTTCCATCTGGGATGCCAACATCGAGTATGGGTTGTGGAATGTCGTTCAGCACGAAGGTAAATTCTATGCCCTTATCGACCTTGACGGAATAGACTTGACCGTCAATCCCCTTGATTCCGACAATTGGGGCCAAATAGGGGAGTATGACCCGGACTATAACGAATACGAGTTTTCGCCTACCGAATATGTGGTCTATGGCGGCAAGGTCTTCGCTCCGGTGATGAATGTCAATTCAGACAAGATTGAGCAGGGGTACAACATGTGCGACCGCGACCCGCGTAACAAGAATGTGAAGAAGCACATGCTTCGGCTTGCGGTCTATGAGCTGACAAAGATGATATCTCCGAACAATGTCAGCACGGCCAGGATTACCGATTACGAGAACTCCATCAAGTGGCTTGAAGACGCATCGAGGCTCCGCATCAACCCGATGATACCGCGCAAGGTCGACGAGAAGCAGCAGCCTGAGACCGACTATGCGATTGCCACCTTTGCGAGGGACTACGACCCGAACAACAACCCGTGGCAGATATAGTTGGTTGTGCAAATGTTGTGCAAATAAAAAGCCTCTAACTTGATTTTCATTAAGTTAGAGGCTTTATTTGTGACCTGGCTGGGGCTCGTTATATTCAATTTGGCAAAACCACAAATCAACGTATCTCAATAAAAATCTGATATTTATAACAATAGCAGTTGATTAGTGTTGTATTTATGTTGTGCAATATTGCAAGTTGGTTGTGCAAATTTTATATTTTTGCACAACATTTTTTTGCGATATGGAAAAGATTGAAATCTACACAAGGACTACCAAGGAGAAAGGAACTATACGTCTTCGTTTTCGCCTGACAGATGGGAGACAAGCCCAGTTATTCCATAAGAGCGATATTGTTGCTGACTTAATGGATTTGCGAAAAATAAACAAGGATGGGTCATTTATCTCTGGATTGAGAAAACGTACCCCTGAACTTATTAGACTCCAATCGGAGATAGTGAATGAAATAATGGCAATGACTAACGCATATCGTGCAATGAAGGAAAGGAGAATTGAGGCGCGAAGTGATTTGTTTGAGGAATTTGTACAGAGCGAGTTGCACCCAGAGATTGTCGCAGATAGAAATAATGGGACGTTGCTGGAAAGGCTTCAGGTATATATCGACGACTCAATAATCGCTGGTATGTGGGGTGCTTCGCGCAGATCGTTCTATAACCTGCTACATAAGGAAATGGAGAGGTATCTTACTATTAATGGCATGACTGGTGTCACGCCGACGGAATTTACCGCCAACGACCTGTTGGGCTTTAGGGCGTTTTTGTTTGATGAATACAAGTATGTTGACAGATGGAGGAAAATTTTGTATGCGAACGAACCGGAGAGGATGATTCCAAAGAAAAAGCGAAACCAGAACACAGTGGCGACTCGAATGAAACAACTTCGGGCGTTCTATGGGCATCTGGAGGATTGTGACGAGATAATCAAATCGCCGTTTCGCAAGATGGGAAAGGAAAGGTCGAGGGTTACGATGAAGGAACGGTATGACGAACCTGTTTTTCTGCACTATGACGAGTTTATGACGGTCTTCAACACCGAGGTTCCGGACGCATTGTTGGAAACCAAAGAGGCTTTTGTTGTACAATGTTCATTCGGTTGTAGGGTGGGGGATTTCAAAAAGATGACAATGCAAAACGTAGCAGTTGATGACAATGGCATACCGTATGTACACTACCTGCCTGATAAGACGAAAAAGACCCAAATCGACAACTCCGAAGTAGAAACACCGGTCTTGAGATTTGCATTGGATATTATCAAGAAAAAGGGATTCAGGTTTAATATTTTGAAATATGTTGGAGGGAAATCAGGCTATAACCTGAAGATAAAAAGGATGCTGGAGTTTTGCAAGATAGACCGCATGTGCAAGGTGTTTAACGATGATACGCAGGACAATGAGTATGTGCCATTGTATGAGTTGGGTAGCAGTAAACTATGCCGCAAGACCCATGTCGACATAATGAACAAGGCCCAGGTAAACATGTATGCAGCAGGGCTGCACAGAATCGGGTCGGATGCCGTCAACCGCTATACGAGACTTGAATTGGCAGACAAGTTCAAGCTGATGTGCTATGCTTTTGGACAGGAAGAGTACAGTGTTGACGGGAATCTCAATGTATTGGAGAAAAAAAGTAAGCGCCCCGGTCACGGCAATGACCAGGGCGGGAGAATATTATACAGCATGAAATGAAACAGAGGAGCGGGGAGTGGATTCGAACCACCGACCTTCGGGTAATGAGCCCGACGAGCTACCGCTGCTCCACCCCGCCGCCTTATAATAGAAGAGTTTGTTTCCGTTGGTTTGCAATGAGTTGATTTTTTACGCACATTTTGCCACGATTGACAACTCACGGCACAAAGCCTCGCACAAAGCCTTGCTCATGTTGACCTCAACCGCGTTCCCGATATACTTTTTCTGCTCTGTCTGTGTACCGACCAGCGTATAGTCGGTGCCAAAGCCCATGATGCGCTTCAGTTCAGGGATGTTGAGCATCCGCATCTTGATGTCAATGATGTTGTAGCAGGCCATGAACTCCTTGATTTTGCGCATGGCTGGCGTATCGTCGTCATAGATTATGATCGCTGGCTCGCCTTTGTCGGCACTGATGAGATACGGCGGGTTTTTGTCCATTCTCGCGATTAGGGTGAAACAAGGCTTGTTGAGGTCGCTGCAAGACGATTGGTATTGTGGATTGAAAAGGAACTGTCCTGATTCCACTGACACAAGCCTCATTTTCGGGACCGCAGTGACAGTTGGCGAAGGCTCGTTGATGTCGGCAGGTGTGCCGTTGCCGTATTGCATGTCCATGAATTGGCTGCTCACCAAGGCAAGGTGGCCAACGGTGCGCAGGACGGGAGCAGGCTGGTCAACGGAGTGCTCATGACCTTTGCCGTAGTACGCATCAAGGAACTGCGATGTGACGAGCGAAAGACGGTCCTTGCAAGTGAGTGTCGGCGCCGGAGTGTCGATGCCAGAAGCATAGCCGTTTCCGTAATGCACATCGAGAAATTCGGCTCCGACAAGGGCGTGATGGTCTTTGCATGTGATGGCGCCGCTCGGCTCGTCGATGCTGATGTTCTTTCCCGACGGGTCGCCAGAGAACTGCTTGCTGAGGAACTGTACTTTTGCAATTCCGAGCCTGTTTTGGGTGGAAACAACAGGGCAGGGGGAGTCAATGTCGGGAGCGATGTACTTGCCCGACTTGCTCCAACTGTTCCATTTGACGAGAAACGCATCCTTTCCGCCTGCGACGAACTTGATTAAACCTGCGAGTATTCGCTCAAGTGTGCGTTCAGTAAGCGGCTTTTTCCGCTCGAAGATGCTCTTGCCTTCGTCTTGCAGGTCGAGCACATCGCGCACGGCGTTCCAGGGCTTGAGCGTTCCGAACATGTCTTGCCTTCCACCTTTGCAGTGTGTCGGCTCAGGGAAGACGATGGGGAGGCCGTGCTTGGCGAAGATTCCGAAGAAACGGGTTCGTGATGTGCGAGCCCCAAAGTCGGCGGCGTTGAGCATCTTGTGAGAGAAGTCGTAGCCATAGTTGCACATGTTCTTCACCCACCGCAGATATAGTCGGCCTTCGTCTCTGCTGATAGGCTTGCCGTTTTCGTCGAGGTCGCCCCACGACATAAACTCCTCCACGTTTTCGATGTAGATGTACGATGGATCAAGTGCTTCGACGTATCTTGGTAGGTGGTCGGCCAAGGTGCGAGAGTCTGCGTCTCTCGGTTGACCACCTTTGGCGCGTGAAAAATTCGTACACTCAAGGCTGGCCCATAGGACAAGCTGCGCATCGGGATATTTTTCGCGTTGGCGTTTGGTGTGCTCGACAAGTTGCGTGAGGTCGAGTGTACGGATGTCTTCAGTGAAGTGAAGCGTGTGCGGATGGTTGGCCGCATGGCTTTTGATGGCGTTGGGGTCATGATTGACACAGGCGATTACCTTCGCGCATTTCTCGCCTCCGATGACGGCCCGCTCGACTCCTGTCGATGTGCCGCCCGCGCCACAAAACAAGTCAATGTATAATGCTTGAATCATGATTCTTCTCCTTTCTTGAATGGTGGGATTTCAGCCCAATGGGAGATTTTTCCGATAGTTGGAGGATAGACGCAGAATTTGTTCTCATCTGTTACGACATCAGGATTGTTACTCCTGTGACCAAAGATAATCCTTTGGTCTTCCCAATCCAGTTCTGGATCGTAATCCATTGCCATAACTGCCTTGTCGTAAGGAGGCAAGTCTTTATCCACCGAAACCCACATGTTATTGAGGATCCAGTCAGCAAATTCGAGCAAAGCTGTTTCTGCTTCATCAATAGTGAGATAGTCGTTTCCAGATAGTTCTATTGCAAGCATCCTTGCTTCGTCTTCAATCTGTTCTCTTTTCATAATAATCGGTTTTAGTGTTTCTTCTTTCTCCTTTCGACAGCGTGTTTTTTGGCGTGTTGTTTTGACCGAAGTCGTACACTTCATCGCCGTTGGCGACAGCCATCATAGCGGCTATTGAGGCTATTTGGGCCATTTTGTTCTTCATTCCCATAGTTGTTGTGTTTAAGCGTTATGCAATCCAGATAGGTAGTCTTCTGAAGAAGGTGTTGGGGGCCGGAACGAAATTGGTTTGCCACTCGCGTCTGACGATTTCGATTTCTCCAGGGCGAAATATGCTTTCGGCATTGGCGATGTCCTTGTCAGAGAAGCAGTAAATCCTATTTGATTTCCAGGCATCGAGAAACGGCTTGAACTCTCTTATCGCGATCCAATCCCTTCTGCATTTCGGCGACATTGTAAGGCCGTAGTTTACGTTACTGTTCCAAGGGAAACGCTCAAACAGTTTCTTTGTTCTCGGAATATCCGGGTTTAGTAAGCTGAACAATTCGGCTCCGTTCATGTAGACATATCCGTTTTTGATGTTCTTGAAGTTCCTTTCAAGGCAAGTGCAGAGCGTCGAGAAGTTCTCCAAGTCAAGCAAAGGTTGTCCTCCTGTAAAGCAGATGGTGTCTATGCTTTGTAATTCTTTGACAGTTACGACAGGAATGTCGTCGACATCGTACTGTTTGTTGCAGCACAACGGGCAGTCGTTGGTGCAGGTGTTGTTCACCATAAGGTGCAACACGGGTTTTTCGTTTTCAGTCATGGCATTGGGTTAGATGGTTTCAAGTGGCGTGTATTTGAAGTTTCGTATCAGCATCGGTTGGGTGAGGCTGTAGTCGGTGCCGGTGGTCCAGATGTTGAAGATGATGTTCATAGGCTTTCGTGCTATGTGGATGCTGATGTCGTCTTTCACGGTGCGGACAACCTTGTTGCCGACGCGGAAGACAATCTTGTCTGGCCTCCATTCCACGGAATAGCGGATGAAGTTCTCTGAAGGGTCTTTCGCTTGTTTCCAAATAGGTACGCTGCGGCTTCCTGCCGCATCTTTGACCTCCATGTCGTTGATGAAATGCACATTGTTAGTGGTTTTCCAAGATGGAACCAGGTAAGGTGGCTGTGGTATCGTCATGCGGAAGTAGCTTCCGTTGGAGTTAGACCAAGCCTCCAAGATGTCGATTTCGGGCGGCCACGATTCGGCACCGGTGAGCCAGAATGACGGCCAAAGGTTTCTTCCTTTTGGAAGTTTGACATCAGCGGAGATGTCGCCGTAGATGATTTTCTCTTCCGAGCGGATAATGCCGCAGGCAAGTTCGGATTCATACACTTTACCATCCCAGTGCTTGATTCTCGCAGGGCTGTGTTCCACATACAAGGAGAGCGTACCGTCGTTGCTTGGTAAGACTTGATCGCCGTCATACCACATCCACGGTTGGTCAGGGTGGATGATTCTGTGGCCTTCCATTTCAGTTTTCCAGTGGAGGCCGCACCATTCAATGTTTTTCATTGTTTTTGTCCTTTCTGTTTGTTGTACTTTTCGTCAATTTTGTTCAGCTCTATAAGCAGTTTTGCTTGTTCTTTGGTCAAACATTTGCGGCAATAGGGATGAGCAGGAATGTCCGGGTCGAGGCAAGGCCAGAACACCTCGGCCTGCTTGCCACAGACTACACATTTGCAGTCTTTTGCATAGATGATTTTGTCTGTCATGGTTCAAATAGTTTGGTTTGTGTTTCGGTCATTCCGTTGGGAAGATGTGTTATCCCCAAGCATTCGCTTTGGAAGCGTTCTTCGCTTTTTTCGAAATAGTGCTTGTCGATCTCGCATCCCGTGTAGTCAACTCCCATCTTGTAAGCGGCAATTCGGGATGAACCGCTGCCAATCATCGGGTCGAAAACCGATATCCCTGGCTCTCCAAAAGTGCGGAGCAGGTAGGTGTAGAGTTCGACGGGCTTTGCTGTCGGATGCCAGTTTACGGAGTCGATGTGCCCACCACGGTTAGAAATGGTCACATGCTTGGCGGGTTTGTCGTAGTCGGTCCATGCAAATTCGCATTGTGAGAAGTTCGGCCACACCTGCTGTTTGTCCCAACAGACGAAGCAACGGCACGGGCCGAGGTCGAAATAGTTGCCGCCCCAGATGATGACATGCTGGCACACTCTGCGCAACTCGTCGAAGAACGATTGCGGCGGCCTCACGTCCCAAGTCATGTCGTGTTTGTTGAGCGTCCTGTTTTTCAGTTTTCCGGCTCCTTGCGTTGATTTCTTGTCGAGGCCATACGGCGGGTCGGCAATCCCGATGGAGAAGCACTTGTCGGGCAAGCCTTTCATAAACTCCATACAATCGACATTGAATACTTCGCTTATCATACGAACAGATAGGGTGTTACTTGGGTTTTCTTGTTGATGATGTCAATGTAGTCGGGATTGAGTTCAAAGCCGACGAAGTGCCTTTGGTATTTCCGTGC